AAGATAGAGGTGATAACTTAGCAATTCCAGAAATTGAATTGGAATTGAAATCTGAGCCAATCGTTGCAAAAACTCGTAAGTTAAAAGCAATTTGGACTCCAGAATTGGCACAAGACTTAAATGCTTACCATTCAGTAGATGCTGAAGCTGAATTAACTCAGATGTTATCTGAATATATCTCTTTAGAGATCGATTTAGAAATCCTTGAGATGTTACAGCAAAATGCATTCACAACTGAACATTGGTCTGCAAAAATTGGATATGAGTATAATGGTGCTGGTTTCTCAATTGATTCAAATTCAGCAGCTGCATCCGCATACCAAAAAGCAACTTGGTTCCAAACTTTAGGTATCAAATTACAAAAGGTATCTAATAAGATTCACCAATTGACTATGAGAGGTGGTGCAAACTTTATAGTAGTATCTCCAAACGTTGCAACTATTTTAGAATCTATGAATGGTTTCTCAGCAAATCCTGGTAAAGATGCTCTTCAGTTTGCTGCAGGTGTATCTAATATTGGTTCAATCTCTAACAGATATGACGTTTACAAAAACCCATATATGATTGATAACGTAATTTTAATGGGCTTTAAAGGTTCTAACTTCTTCGAGACTGGAGCAGTATACGCACCTTATGTACCATTGATTATGACTCCATTAGTTTATGATCCAACTAACTTCACTCCAAGAAGAGGTGTTATGACTAGATACGCTAAGAAAATCGTAAGACCAGAGTTTTACGGTAAAGTTATCGTTGACGGTTTAGAACAACTTTAATCTTTGAGTAGATTTTAGTATCTTAAACTAAAAAAATAAAAAAAGGGAGAGTAGAAATACTTTCCCTTTTTTATTTTATATATTTCATATTTATAGTAGTAAAACTATAAATTTTTGATATGTCTTTAAACATTAAGTGGACAGGAAGTGTTTCCGTTGGTATTTCTGGTAGCACTCCATTTGGTATATATGATTCCGATTCTGAATTTCAAAGTGATGGACCAAAAACAGCAGTTTGGTGTGCAAAAAGATTAGGATACCCTATTATTGATGTGGAATTAATCGATGAACAATTTTATGCATGTTTTGAAGAAGCGACTTCAGAATATGGAGCACAGGTAAATCAATTCAATATTAGAAATAATTTGTTTCTATTGAAAGGACAAGATAATTCAAATTCGTTTACTCAAAAATTGGTCGATGGTGCAGGATTATCCACAATTTATAGAATTGCACAGGGATATGGCACGTTGGTAGGGGTAGGTGGTGATGTTAGTATTAAAAAAGCATATATAAATTTAACACCAAATGTTCAAAAATACGATTTAGATAGTGAATTATATTCAGCAGAATCGGCATCATACGGCACTGCATTATCGGGTGGTGTACAAAGAGACATTGTAAAAGTGTTTTATGAAAAAACTCCTGCTGTGACAAGATTCTTTGACCCATATTCGGTTGGTGCACAAGGTACATTGAATTTATTAAGTGAGTTGGGATTTGGTAATTTCTCACCCGCAGCTCAGTTTTTATTAATGCCCATTTATGAAGATGTATTAAGAATGCAACAAATTGAATTTAATGACCATATAAGAAAATCATCTCATACATTTAATATTGTAAATAATCAATTAGAAATATTTCCTGTCCCATTTACCGGTGGATTGCAAAAAATGTATGTTGAATATTTTGAAAGAGAAGAATTTGAAAATAATTCATCAATAATTAAATCAAATGTAGTTGCAGATTATTCAAATATTAAATATGATTTTATAACATATAGCGGTATAAATGAAGTGGGTAAACAATGGATTAGAAAATATACATTGGCACTTTCTAAAGAATTATTAGGTGCTATTAGAGAAAAATATTCAGTAGTCCCAATTCCAGATGGTAATGTACAATTAGATGGTGCTGCATTAAGATCAGAAGCACAAATAGAAAAAGATGCATTGATAGAACAATTAAGAGAAAACTTAGAAGAATTGAGTAGAAAAAATCAATTTGAAATTCAAAAAAATAGTTCGGACCACCATCAAAATATGTTGAGAAAAGTTCCACTAAAATTATATGTAGGATAATATGCCAAAATTTATATCAGATAGAGATGTAACATTTTTTAAGCACATTGCAAGAGAAGTAGTGGATGATGTTGTAGAAAATATATGTGTTTTATTTAAGATAAACCTAATGGATACAAAAATAAATATTTATGGTGAAGCTATAAATAAGACATGGCATCCTGGTGTGCAATTAAATGTATTGATAGATAAATCACAACAATCACAAAACTATGAAGGTTTTGGCTCTAATACAAACCAAGACGTACAATATAACTTTGATAGATTTATGTTAAAAGAAAAAGGTATTTATCCTGAAATAGGTGATATTATCTTTTTTGACCAATCATATTATGAAATCAATAATGTTTATGAAGTTCAGTATAGTGGAGGTTTACCACAAAATAATTTTAGTGTGATTTGTCAAACATTTATGGTTTCTAAATCATTACTTAATATAGAAGAAAAGATAAAATAATGTCTACTAATCCATTAAGACCTGATATAAACCGAGCAAATCAAATAAAATCCGAAACGGGTGATTTAAAACGAAGTATCACCCTTTTTGATATTGATTATGCTATGATGTCTTATTTAGAAAATACCGTTTTACCACAATTAAATGATAATGGTAAAGCATTAAAGATTCCAGTTATATATGGTAATTCGGAAAGATGGAATGGTGCAAGAAGACAAGGAGTTTATAGAGACCAAAAAGGTAAATTACAATTACCTTTAATGATGATTAGAAGAAATACGATTTCAAAAGATGAAACAATGCCTCATTTAAGAAGAGGTGTTTATTATCAAACGATTTCAAAATATTCAAAAGATAATCGTTATGATCATTTTAGTATTTTAGGAAGTTCAGTAAAACCTAAAAAAGAATTATATAATATTTTAATGCCGGAGTTTGTAGATATAAATTACGAATGTATGGTTTGGACTGCGTATACCGAACAATTAAATGAAGTAATAGAAGCATTAAATTTTACAGGACAATATTGGGGAGATAAAGATACATTTAAATTTAGAACACAAGTTACAGATTATAATGTAATCAATGAAGTTGGTGATGGAACGGAAAGAATTAATAGAGTTGAATTTAATTTAGTTACAAAAGCTTATTTACTTCCAGAAAAATTTGATGGAGAATCACCAATTAAAAAATCAATGTCAACTAAAAGAGTTGTATTTTCAACAGAAGTCGATGTTACAAGTGGTAGTGGTAGATTGGAAGGATTATTAACAACACCATCTCCGTATTATGATAATAAAGATTTAATAGATTTTTTATCATTAAATAATAATTTATCAACTACGGGTGCAAATATACTTACAATTAATAATATAAAATGTATAAAAACACCATCTACATTAGTTTCAGTAGTAACTGCTGGATTTACTTATGATGGTGATTCTTATGATATAAAAGTTTATGTAAATGGTGTAAGATATTATTTTACTACACACTTTACAATCAATAATGTTACTTCAAATTTATTGGTAATAGATTTTTCATCAATGCCATTTGTAGTAGATGGGGATGATGAAATTACCATAACAGGTAAGTTTATTGATTTATAATGAAAAGAACTTTATTAGATATAACTCAAAAAATGTTTAGAAAACCTGGTAATGCAATTTTAATTCCAAAAAATTTATCAGATTCTACATATTGGATTTTCGAAGCAACAGGTTGGAAATTTGTTGATATATTAAGAGAAGTGGAATATAGAATTGAGCAAGATAGATTAAGAGTTTATATAAATACACAAAATATAAGTGGAACAGATTATATAATTGAGCAAGGACAAAGTGGATTGTTAATTAAATTTATAAAAAATAGATTTGAATATACATTAGATAATAATGATTATATTGAAATAAAAGGAGATATTGAACAATATGCTTAACCGTTTTAATTCAAACGCAAGAAAATTAAACAGAGTAATTCCTACAAAAGTGAATCCGGAAAATCTTGTCAATTTGGATTTAACAGGTAGTTTACAAAATATAGAATTACCAACCACCAATAATTTTAATTCAACAACCAAATCTAATCCAAATCCAATTAAATTAGTAAATAATAAAAATACTATAACAAATTTTTATACTGAGATATTACAAAATAGTGCAAGATATGTTAGCAGAGAAATTGATTCATTTGATAATACTGGATTTGGAACACTTACAATTAATAGTGCTTCACTAGATTATGGAACAGAGGGTGCATCATCAAATAATTTTGAAGTATTAGTATATGGTTTACATATTCCAGGAGATTATCAAATTGTAGAATTAAACGGAAATGTAAATATAATATTAAATGCGAATTATATAGATTTCGATAATGTTACTATTAATGATATTTATGTTATAGGTAAATTTAAAAATTAAAATAAAAAAAAATGGGAATACAAATTACAAACGGATTTACTATCGAAAAAAATAGTAGTGTATACACAAATACTGCTGAAATATATTATGACCCAGG